GCTGTTGAAGGTTTTGATAATACAGTGGCATTTTTACCACAAGCACAAAATGGTGAAGATAATGTAACTGTAACTAATGGAACTATATCTGCTGGTAATATTGACTTGAGTGTTGATATCACAGGAACTGAACCTGGATGGCTGACAGGAAGAAGACCTTTAAGAGGACAATTATTTCCTCGTGGTGTCTATAATAAATAAATAAAAACTCCATTAAAATGGCCGCTATTATAACTGATCAACTTCGTATATTAAATGCAAAGAACTTTATAGCGGGAATTGCTTCAACCAGCAATTCCTACTATTCATTTGTTGGTCTTCCCAACCCTACTGATTATAATGTTGATTGGAATACTAATCCACCTGCACCAGTTGATAATTTTAATCAAGAAAACAATCATTGGGATACAATGATTGCTTTGAAAAAAATATCAAAAACTGATGTTAGGCAGGTAATTAGAAAAATAAATTGGTCATCGGGCATTACTTATGATATGTACCGCCATGACATAAGTGCGACGAATACATCACAACCATCAAACGCTGTTGATTTATATTCAGCAAATTATTATGTTTTAAATAGTGATTATCGAGTTTATGTTTGTTTACAAAATGGCACTTCTCCAGAAAACCCATCAGGAAGACCATCTTTAGATGAACCAACATTTACTGATCTAGAACCAAGAGAAGCAGGCACAAGTGGGGATGGATATATTTGGAAGTATCTTTATACAATTAGTCCAAGTGATATTGTAAAGTTTGATTCTACAAATTATATGCCCGTTCCAACGGATTGGGAAACTAGTTCTAGGGAGGCAGCTGTTAGAAATAATGCCTCGACTAGTGGGCAATTGAAAATTGTAACTATAAAAAATAGGGGTGTTGGTTTAGGAACAGCAAATAGAACTTATACAAGAGTACCAATCAGAGGTGATGGTTCTGGGGCAGAAGCAACTGTTGTAATTAATAATGATTCAAAAGTCGAAAGTGTAACAGTTTCTAGTGGGGGTTCTGGTTATACATTTGGTACTTTAGATCTTTCTGCAGGAAATGTTCCAACTGGTACAACTTCTCCAGTGTTTAATGTGATTGTACCCCCTCAAGGAGGGCACGGGTCTGACATTTATAGAGAACTGGGTGCATATAATGTTCTTCTATATTCTAGAATTGAAAATGACACAGAAAACCCAGATTTCATTACAGGTAATCAGATTGCTAGAGTTGGAATTGTAGAAAGTCCTTTGAGTTATGATTCGGACAACATTCTGACCACAGATAAAGCAAGTGCAGTTTATGCACTCAAACTAACAGGCATTGGTTATAGTTCTGTCGTATTTAATGCAGATACACAAATTACCCAAACAATTGGTGTTGGGTCAACTGCTTTTGGTAGGGTAATTTCTTATGACCAAACAACAGGGGTATTAAAATACTGGCAGGATAGATATCACTGCGGTTTTAACACTAATGGAACACAAAATACCTCACCAACCTACGGATTTAATTTACATAGGTTTACTGCAGACATTGGAAGTGGAGGGTCCTTCAATATTATTGGTGGAAGTGCGACATTAGGAATTCAAACAACATTTGGTAGCGAAAGCAATCCAGGTATTAGTACCATAATAAATAGTAGGACATACTACTTGGGTCAACAATTTATTAAGGGTGTGTCTCAACCAGAAGTTCAAAAATATTCTGGTAATATCATTTACGTTGACAATAGACCATCGATTACTAGGTCAACAAATCAAAAAGAAGATATCAAAGTTATTTTGCAATTCTAAGGAATTATGTCTCAAGAAACAAACCTCAACGTAGCTCCATATTTTGATGACTACAATGAACCAGTAATTGGTGGTAAAGACAATAACTATTATAAAGTTCTCTTCAAACCAGGTTATCCGGTTCAGGCAAGAGAACTCACAACTTTACAGTCAATTTTACAGAATCAAGTTGAGCAATTTGGAACACATTTCTTCAAAGAGGGTGCGAAAGTAATTCCGGGATCAACATCTTTCATTAGTCCCTTTTATTATGTTCAATTAGAAGATAATTTCCTAGGTATTCCAATTGAACTTTATGCAAATCAACTGATAGGAAAGAAAATTAGGGGTGAAGTATCTGGTGTTGTTGGTACAGTAAGAAAAGTATTAAATAAAAATGAATCTGAGAGGGGTGTTTACACCATATATGTAGATTTAATAGATTCTGATTCTAATAATTTTACAAATTCCCAATTTAATGATGGCGAAAACTTAATAACTGAAGAAGCAATATCCTTTGGTTCTACTTTTATTTCTGCTAATGAAGGGTTTGCTAGAACTATTGCCCTAAATGCAGCAGGAAAGGGATCTGCTTTTGCTTTAAGTCAAGGTGTTTACTTTTTAAGGGGATACTTTGTTGATGTAAAAGACGAAATTTTAATCTTAGATCAGTATTCAACTACACCAAGTTATAGAGTTGGATTGGACGTAGTAGAAGAAATTATATCCGCAGATGTTGATAAAAATCTGAGCGATAATGCAAGTGGATTTAATAACTATGCGGCACCTGGTGCAGATAGATTAAAAATAACAGCGTCATTAAGCAAGAAACCAATTGATCAATATGATGCTCAAGGATTTGTAGAACTTGCCAGAGTTGAAAACGGCATTTTAATAAAGATAAACAATAATACAGATTATAATCTTTTATCAAATGAATTAGCAAGAAGAACTTTTGATGAATCTGGAGACTATTATATTAAGGCATTTAATCTCTATGTAAAAGAGGGTTTAAATAATAATGAAGGAAATAATGGTATATACAATTCTGGTCAGGTAACTTCGAGTGGACTTACTCCATCCGAAGATTTGATGGTATATAAAATATCTCCAGGAAAGGCATATGTCCGTGGATATGAGGTTGAAACTTTAGCACCAGCATTCTTGGATATTCCCAAAACAAGAACAACAAGGACTATTGAAAACCAATCAATTAATTTTAGTTTTGGTTCTACTTTAACTTTAAATAATGTACATGGATCACCATCTCTTGGAATCAGTACATCAACTACCATTAGTTTGAGAAATAGTAGAGTTGGTGTAAATTCTATCAGTCCTGCTGGAAAAGAAATTGGTGTTGCTAGAGTATATGATTTTGCTTTAGAAGCAGGTTCATATGAACTAGAGAATCAGGCATTAAATAGTTGGGATATCTCTTTATATGACGTACAAACTTACGGCGATCTGACAGTTAATGAACCAATTACCTTATCAGTTCCCACTTACATAAAAGGAAATTCTAGTGGTGCTACTGCATTCATAAAAAATTCTGTTAGTGCTGGTGTAGCACTAACAGTCTATCAAATTTCTGGTACGTTTTTCAATGGAGAAAAACTAATTTTTGATGGAACTACTGAAACAAGAGTAAGCACAGGTTTTACCAACTATAGTATTTCTGATGTAAAATCACTTTATGGTATAGTTGGATCTGCCAGCACTTTTAATTCTGATGTCGTCCAGACTGTATCGACATCAATTGGAAATGTAACTATTACTCCAGAATCTGTAGGAATTTGTACAATTACAAGTGCTTTAATTTCATTCCCAGGAATTGTTACTTCTGGAAATATTTTACAGTATACAAGATCGGGATTTTCTGTAAAGTCATTTGCTAAAGTAGATCAAGTCTTTACTAATTCCATAGTGGTTTCAGGTGTAGCAACTGTTACTGGAGTTTGTGATGGCGGTCTTCCACAGGCGGAGACGACAGTTAATGATCTTACCCTAGTAAATTCTAAACTACAAAAAACAAATAACATAGTAGAATCAAGTTTATTTCAACCACTAACAAAAATTAATGTAGAGTCGGTTGATTTGACAGATTCCAATTTGGTAATAAGAAAACAGTATGATGTAACAATACTAAACAATTCAACAACTCCAATTTCATCTGGAACTGACGAAGTTTTCTTACCATTTGATGAAGAGAGATATGTTTTGACCAGATCTGATGGAAGCACTGAAGTCTTAACTCAAGATAAATTCCAATTTGATTCTGGTTCAAATCAATTAACAATAAATGGTCTTGGTTCTAATACTACAGGAAAACTTATAACCACTCTTAGAAAATCTAATGTAACGGCAAAGTCAAAGAGAAAGCAAAGAATAAGTACCCTAATCGTAGACAAATCAAAATATGACTATTCTGGAATTGGATCGACTACAATAAATGATGGATTAACATATGGAAATTATCCATTAGGAACAAGAGTACAAGATGAAAAAATCTGTCTCAATGTTCCAGATGTAACTGATGTATATGCAATTTTTGAATCAAATGACACATCAGATCCAACTTTATCTAAGATGACCATTGCATCTCTGGATGGTCCAACATCGAAAACTGATGATCTTATTATTGGAGAATCTTTTGTAGGATCTATTTCAAAAGCAAAGGGTCTTTACGCTGAAAACATTAATAGTGGTCAAATTTCTTTCATATATTTAAATTCAGCAACTTTCCAACAGGGAGAAACAATTAAGTTTGAAGAATCTGGTGTAAACGGTATAGTTTCTTTAGTATCTTTAGGAAGTAAAAATATATCCAATAATTTTGTGTTGGATAAGGGAATCAAACTTACTCATTATGATTATTCAAGTATAGTACGATTAAAAGATAAAAAAGAACCTGTAAGAAAATTAAAAATAGTATTTTCATATGGTTATTATGATTCATCAGATGATGGAGATATTACTGTAGCAAATTCTTACAACTCATTTGATTATTCCAGAGAAATTCCTTCAACCAATGGATATAGAAGTACTGATGTTATCGATGTGAGACCA